CTGAACGAGATAAAGACTCAAGACCCCGGAGCATTTGTGGTTGAGCAGTCACAAGAGCCTGACCATCCTATTTTTGCTGATGGCGGAGGTCAGAAACCACCTGATAGCGGTAATAAAAACTCCTTTAACTTTAATTTCACGGGTATAAGAAAACATGAATAAAATTTAAGGAGAAATCTATAATATGGCAACTTTAAACTATGCAGTTGATTATTCTCGTGAGCTTGACCAAGCATTTCCTTATGTGCTTAATTTCGGCGCTCTGTACGCGACCCCTAATAATGGTCGTTATCGTTGGGTAAATGCTAAGACCATTGAGATACCCCATATCACTACCACTGGTCGTGTGAATGCAGACCGTGACTCTATTGCAACTGCGTCTCGCAACTATGATAATAGCTGGCAGACCAAGACGCTCAAGAATGAGCGTAAATGGTCCACTCTGGTTCATCCCATGGACATTGACGAGACTAATATGACCACCACCATTGGTAATATCACTCGCGTGTTCAATGAGGAGCAGAAGTTCCCCGAAATGGATGCCTATCTTATCTCTAAGATTTATAATGAGTGGACTACCTCTGTTGATAGTGAGGGCTATGTCGGCAAGACTGCTGATACTACTGCTTTGACTGTTGATAACGTGCTGAATGTCTTTGACCAGCTTATGCTGAATATGGATAATGCGCGTGTGCCTGCAAATGGTCGTATTCTGTATGTGACCCATGAGATTAAGACCATGCTCAAGCAAGCCACTCAGATTACTCGTAACTTCGATGTTCAGACTGGCGCTGACCGCATTAACCGTGCCGTGTCTCGTCTTGACGAGGTTGAGGTCATTGGTGTTCCTGCTTCTCTGATGAAGACCGCCTATGACTTTACTACTGGCTTCAAGGTTGCTGGCGGTGCAAAGCAGATAAATATGCTGCTCATTCATCCCACTGCGGTTATCACCCCCGTGAAGTATACTTTCTCTCGTCTTGACGAACCCTCTGCTGGCTCTGAGGGCAAGTATGTGTACTACGAGGAGTCTTACGAGGATGTGTTCATTCTGAACAACAAGGCTGACGCTATTCAGTTTAATATCTCTGCTGAGTAATAGGTGATTAACCAATGGCTTTTGTAAAAAGAGCAAATGTTGTTCTTGAAGTGAAAGACGAAGATATTCAGATGTATATGAGCAAAGGCTATAGTGTTATTGACGAGAATGGCAATATGCTTAAAGAGTGTATGCCGACTGATATAAATGCTTTACAGCTTGCTTATATAGCTGACAAGAAAACTATCGCTTCTCTGCAAGAGCAAATAAAAGAACTTACTGCCCAATTAAAGGCAAGTAAGAAATCTAAGTAACTAATGAGGTGGCTTCATTGATGTATTTGACCTACGATGAATATGTAACAGAGTATGGTGGTACTATTGATGAAGCCACCTTTACGCAGTACGCTTTCAAAGCACAAAAGGCAATAGATAAAGTTACAGCTTGCCGTGTCGAGAAAATGAAAGAAGTTCCAGTCGCTGTAAAAATGTGTATGAATGAGTTGATAAAACTTGAAGTCATATACAATGCAAATGTGGCTACTGTCGTAGAGGGTACAGCAAACGGCGGTAATGGAAGTGGCAAGCTAATCAGCAGCTTCTCTAATGATGGCTATTCTGAAACTTATTCATCTGGACAGTCTGATGTGGGTTCTTACCTATTCGCTGTAAGAAAAGCCCTCGATAAGAACCAAGCAAAAATGATTGGCGATTATCTTGTGGGTGAATATGATGATTTTGGAGTGCCACTTTTATATAGAGGTGTTCGCTAATGCGATTATGTGATGATGTAATAACAGTTTATAACAGTTATACAGACCCACTAACTCGATACAAAGTTTATTTGCCGACTGTACTAAGAGGTGTCTCATGGTTTGGTAGTCTACAAGTGACTGTCGGTAATGATGGTTTACTTAGTGCCAGCCAGTATTCTATACGAATACCGTCTGATGCTGACTCGGAAGGTAAACAGTACGTTTCGCCTAAAGAATTTGCTGCAATACCTAATGACCAGATGCCTAATTATTGGACATTATCAGAAGGTGACAGCATAGTTCATGGGGCTGTAAACGATACTGGCACAGACGCAAAACCCGGAGCGCTTGAAGCTAAATATGACGAGGTAATAAATATAGTTGCCGTTACAGACAACAGACGTGTGACCAATGCGCCACACTGGAAAGTGGTGGGCAAGTGACAGAAATAAATACTCTTGAAAATCTCAGATTATGGTTTTTATCTTGCCCACTGGTAAACGCAATATTTAACTTTGGCGTAGATTATATAGGCACGAAAGCTACTGAATGCTCGATTTACTCTACCTCATCTAATCTTCGTTATATAGAAGATATAATGGGTAATATAACGTATACAAAGAGACAGACGTTGTACTTCTACTTTGATGTAAGATTTCCGTATGGTGATGATGCTGAACAGAATTTAATAAACTTACATTTCTTTGAGAATGTGCAACAATGGATGTATGAACAGAACGTCCTGAAGAACTTTCCAGAAATTGCCGAGGGCACTGTTGTTAGTATAATGCCAACTAAAACTGTAAGTGGCGTTACCGCTGATGCAGATAGCGCAGTTTACGAAATACAGTGTGCAATGAATTACGATAGGTTTGATTGACCATGGGCAAAGCTAATATAAAAGTCTCAAAAGGATTAAACTGGCTGATAAACCCTAAAGAAATATTACCAGCTTTAGCTCGTAGCAATGACTTGGCTTTAGACATGATGGTTCCACATATAATAAAAGATACTGAGCCATTTGTGCCTAAAAACACTGGTATGTTACGCGAGAGCGCGTATGATGATATTGATATAAAAAGTCATGGCGCATATAGTGATGCGCAACTCACTATACACTATTCAAGACCAATACAACACGTTGGTAAAAATGGTCGAGTGTATACTAAAGAGGGCGCGCCTATGTTGTATAAAGGGTTAAACCCGATAACGGGCGCTCCAATTAAAAAATGGACAACCGAGGGTACTGATGCGCAATGGGTAGAGCGGTCAATAGAAGTTAATTCAGCAAAATGGAAAGACCAATTCGGCAAAGAGTACGTTCAAATATTCAGAAAAGAAATGAAAATGTAATTAAGGAGATAAATATATGGAAAAGATTAAGCGTCCTTTAATCGCTCACTTTTTAGATACTGCTGAGACTCACGATGGTTTTAGTGGTGCTACTTGGACTCGCATTGGTACTAATGTTACTGATATGAGCATTGATTACGGCGCACAGACTGAGACTGAGCAAGACATTGTGTCTAACTCTGCTTCTACTGATGTTACTGGCTATCAGCCTACTGCTGCTGTGTCTCAGCAATGCACTAAGGACGAGCCTATTTTTGAGTACATCACTAAGCTGAGACGTAATCGTGCAATTCTTGGTGATGCTCAAACTTATATGCTGAATGTTGACCTTTGGGACGGCTCTGCTGACGAGGGTTATTCTGCCGAGGTTCAGCAAGTGTCTGTGCAAGTCGATAGCTACGGCGGTGCTGGTGGCGAGACTCCCACTCAAGAGTTCACCATCAACTTTATTGGCGACCCTGTTAAGGGCACTGCAAAGATTACTGGCGGCAAGGTTTCTTTCACCGAAGCATCTTCTCTGTAATCTTTGATTAAATGAACCCGAAGAACAATATAATTGCCACGGAGGTTAAAGATGGCTGAAAAACTTAGAATTGTAGTAGATAATGTAACTCTTGAAGTCAATGATAATGGAGATACGATTGTCTTACCGCTCGGTGATGAACGGTTTATTAAGCGTGTTTACGACTACGCCGAAAAGATGCAAAACGGCGCAGAAGAATTAAGTAAAAAGCAATCAGAAGATGATATAATTGGCACAATAACCGCTGATATAGAATATCACGATATGCTAAAAACTGAGTTCGACAGCGTGTTTGGCACTGGCGCGTACAATAAGGTATATGGCGATAACATTGTAGTTGGCGTTGAATATATCATACAATTTATTGGCCAGATAATGCCTTATGTGCAGAAGCATCAAGCTAATCGTAGCACAAAGTTAAGTAAATACAGTGCAAATCGCACGGGGTCATCTTTATAAAAATGTTTGCCCACAATATGAGTAGTGGTTGCCCCACAAAAATATTGTGGGCATTTTTTGGTGATAAAATGTTTAACATATTACTTGATAAGCTACCAAATGAATATGAGGGCTATTTAATTAGACCATCTTTCAGAATTGGTATGCAAATCTGCCTTTGCATGGATGACCCAGACTATACAGATGAAGAAAAAGCGTATATATGCTTAAACTTACTTTATGGTAATGGTGTGCCCGATATAGAGACTGCTGTTAAAGGTTTACAATGGTTTATGGCTTGTGGTAATCCTGAACATAAAACTGTTGGCGAAAATAAAACCTTGTTTTATTGGGACTTTGATGCTGCAAGATTGTTTAGTTCATTCAAACAAACCTACGGCATTGACTTACATAAAGTAGACTTGCATTGGTTTGAGTTTATAGCCATGATAGGCAGTTTAGATAAAGATAGCGCCTTTCAAAAGGCAGTTGAAATAAGAGGGTACGATATGAAAGACCTTAGGGGTAAACATCGTACCGATATGCAAAATATGAAGAAAAATCTGACTCCCGAAAAGAAGTTAAGTGACGAGGAGCAAAAACAACTTGACGAATTTGACCTACTTCTTGCTGGGGGTGACGTAAATGGCTGATGGAAAAGTTAGCATTCGAATGAATGCTGATGTAAAAGATTTAAATAAACAGTTGAATGCTGTTTCAAAAGAATTTAAGAAGTCCGCCGATGCCGTTGACAAATACCAGAAAAAGCTTGATGAATTAGAGAGAATTAAGTTTTCTACAGCCTTTGGTGTTTCGACACAGGCTGAGCTTAATGCACAGCGTGAAGCTCTTGCTAAAAACCTTTCAGACAAAGAGAAATTATTAGCTGACTATGTAAGTGAGTATAAGAAGTTTCAATCTTTAACATCCCAGTACGGCGAATTATATGACTTTTCGCAACAAAAAGGGGTAAATAAAGGTTTAACTACCATAAAAGCCAATAAAATGGGCATAGATATGAGCGAGTATAATAAATATGTAGCTCAAATTTCTGCCATGGATGACAAATTAGCCGAATTAAAAAGCGCAGTTGCCAGTGCAAAAGAGAGTTTAACTGGGTTTGACCAACAAGTGGCTATGTCTACGGACGTATACAATAATTTTGCTTCTATAAGTGGTGCTAATGCCGATATACAACAACGTATCGACGAGGCAAAGAAAAGTCTTAGCATTGAAGAACAGTTAGTTGCTGAACTAAAAAGTAAATATACAGAACTTAACTCAAAAATATCTGACATCGAAGCTGAAAAACAGGTAATTTCCGCAATTAACACCATAAAAAAGTTTATTTCAGCACTTATAGCACCGATTAAAAAAGTTGCAAGTGCTGTTCATACCGCGTTTGGCGCAGTAGCTAAAAAAGCAGTTGAGTCACTTATTTCTCCATTTAAGAAATTAGGTAAGTCCATACAATCTTTCGGAAAAAGATTAAAATTCGCTGCTTTACAAGGTTTAGTTTTTAGACAGGTTAGAACTTATCTGAGCAACTTATTGCAAACTATTGGAACTTATCTAAAAACAAATGCAAAGTTTGTGGCCTCTCTAAACCAGTTAAAAGGCACGGCAATAACCGCTTTTCAGCCTTTATTAAATGCTGCAATACCTATTTTAATAAAACTGATAAATTGGGTTCAGATTGCCATAACTTATATATCTGCGTTGCTATCTTTGTTTAAGGGGTTAAGCAAAGCATCTTCCAGTAGCGCAAAAGCCATGTACGACCAAGCAGAAGCTATGGAATCTGCTGGAGGTTCAGCTGATAAGTTTTTAGCTTCGTTCGATACTATAGAAAAAGTCACATCTGGTGGGGGCGGTGGTTCTGCTACTGATACGCCTACTTTTGACTTTGATGTTGATAACGTATCAGAAGGTTTCCAACAGCTTCTTGATAAGATTTCTCTTGGCGACTGGTATGGTACGGGAATGGAAGTAGCTAAGAAACTTGACGAAATTATTAGCAACGCCAATTCTTGGATTACTACCACATTCACGCCTTGGTGTACTGCTGCTGGCACAGATATAGCAGACTTGCTGAATGGAATGGTTGATGGTGCATTAGCAGCACCTGATTTGGCTCAGTTAGGAACTTTAGTTGGAAACTTTTTTAACGCAATATCAGGAGAGTTAAAAAATTTTGCCGAAACTTTTAATTTCTCTGAGGCGGGTATGCTGTTAGCAAGGCAAGTAAATACATTTTTCTCTACGGTAGATGCATCTCAATTTGCCGATGCCGCCAACGGAATAATCGGAGGATTATTTCAAAGCCTAATTAGTTTCTTAGAAACCACAAATTGGACACAAATTGGCTCAAAAATTGGGGAGTTTTTAAGGGACTTAGATTGGAGCACCTTATTGAACGACGCCTGTACTGCAATAAAAGATGCAATAATTGGTGGAATTTCCATCATAGAGGGCGCAACAGGACTAGATTTTCAATGGATAAAAGATGGGCTTGATGATGTATTTGACGGCATGGGTGACATTATCGACTTAGTGTCAGGTAACACTTCCGTATCTGAGTGGTTTTCTCAGTTATCCGATGGGCAAGAAGTATTAGTTATTCTGGCGGGTGCAATAGCGGGGGTTGTAACTGCTTTAACGGTTTTGCAAACGCTTACAGCCATAGCCACATTTATTCAAAATGTTAAATCGCTGGACAGTAGCGCGGGAATTTTTGGAAAGCTTTTACAAGTTATTACATTGACATCCTCCGGTTGTGGTACATTGTCAGAGGCTTTTACCACTATTTTTGGTGCGGTCACTACTAAAATTATAGGAATTA